GAAAAAGTAATAGAGCTATCAGGTATTAATATATTTGAAAGATCAAGAAAAAGAGAAATAGTAGAAATGAGATCATTATTCTTCTACATATTAAAAAACAAATTAGATATGGGATTGACTGAAATGTCAAGATACTTTGAAGATAGTGCTTCAAGTATAAATCACGCTACTATTATATGGTCATTAAAAAACTATGAACTATATAAGTCTACAAACAAAAGAATACAAGAAATAGAAGAAATGATTATTCTAAAAACTTCTATGAACATAAAAGGTATAAATAGGGAAACTTATTTAGAACTTAAATGTAAAGAACTTGAAGCAGAAATAGAAAGACTAAACACTAAACCAAATGAATCTAAAATAATAGATTTAATAAATCAAGTTCCAAAAGCAAGAGAAGGAGAATTTATTACAAGAATGGAATTAATGATTAAGGGGTGGGAATGGCAGTATAGAGATAGCACAACAGCTTATGCAGGGGAATAAACTAAAAGAACAAGCATTACTTAAAGTTCAATCTAAAATTTGGGAACAAAAAAGATTGATAAAAGAATTAGAAGATGACATAGAAAAAGACAATGACATTGAATTTGAAATAGTAGAATTACAATTTAACAATGCTATTAATCAATTAGACATATACGAATACATAAAAAAAGCAATACAGAATTATGACTAAACAAGAATTTGAAGAAACAAAAAAATATCTATTAGACATTTGTCAACAAATAATGGATGTTAAACAACCTGAATACACACAAAAGAATTTAGATATACTACACAACTTTAAATGTTCTGCAGAATTTATAGGCATAGAACCTATGGAGGTATGGGCTGTATTTTTTAATAAACACATACAATCAATACTTGCACACGCAGGAGACCCTACTATGCACCAAGCAGAACCATTAGAAACAAGATATGCAGATGCTATTAACTATTTATTATTAGGCTTTAGCTTAATACAAGACAGACCAAAAAAAGACATCATTTCAGGTACTGAATAAAATAAGTTAAAAATTACGTTATATAATAAAGATTGATTAAACAATAAAATATCAATTATGGATAATAGAAAAAACAATGGTGGCGTAAGACAAGGTGCAGGGAGACCTAAAAAAGCAGACGAACTAAAGCTAATTGAAAAACTTGATACCCTAATAGATAATGATGAAGTAATTAAAACTTTAGGTAAACAAATACTAAAAGGAGACAGTAGAGCTATGAATCTATACTTCGGTTATAGATATGGCAAACCTAAAGAATCTGTAGACATATCTTCAAGTGATGGCTTTAATGTAAACTTTAGAGACCTAATCAAATTTAAGTGATTGAAATAAATAAAAAGTATGCTCCTATTGCTGAATCAGATGGGAGGTACTTTATTGTAACTGGAGGGCGTGGTTCTGGTAAATCATTTTCCATAAACCTCTTATTAGTTCTTTTAACTTATGAAGCTGGGCATACTATACTGTTTACTCGTTACACTTTATCTTCTACTTATATTTCTATTATTCCTGAATTTATTGAGAAGCTCGAACTACTTAAAAAGTTTGATGACTTTCATATCACAAAAGATGAAATAAGAAATAAGCGTTCTGGGAGCAAGATAATATTCAAGGGGATAAAAACATCAAGTGGAGACCAAACGGCTAATCTAAAGTCATTACAAGGCGTTACAACCTTTGTATTAGATGAAGCAGAAGAACTTACTAATGAAGATACATTTGACAAGATTGATTTATCAGTAAGACAACAGGGCAAACAAAATAGAGTAATACTAATCTTAAATCCTACAACTAAAGAACATTGGATATATAAAAGATTCTTTGAAGATAAAGGAATACAAGAAGGCACAAATGAATCAAAAGATAATATCACATTTATACACACAACATATTTAGATAACTTAGAGAACCTTTCAGAAAGTTATTTAAACCAAATAGAAAACATTAAACAACGCAGACCAGAAAAATATAAACATCAAATGCTTGGAGGTTGGCTTAATAAAGCAGAAGGTGTTATATTTACTAACTGGTCAATAGGTGAATTTAAAAAAGTAGGAGTTAGTGTATTTGGTCAAGACTTTGGATTTAATGACCCTAACACATTAGTAGAAACTAATATAGATACAACAAGAAAGATTATTTATCTAAAAGAATGTTTTTACTTGAATGGTTTAACAACAAGTGAAATAGCACGTTTAAATCTGAAACACGCTACAGACAATTTAATAGTTGGAGATTCAGCAGAAAAAAGACTGATCTATGAATTAAAACAAAAAGGATGTAATATAGTTTCTTCAATTAAAGGGGCTGGTTCTATAACTTATGGAATATCATTATTACAAGACTATGATTTAATAGTAGATGAACAAAGCATAAATTTAATCAAAGAACTTAACAACTACAGTTGGCTTGAGAAGAAATCTAACACGCCAATAGATAAACATAACCATCTTATTGATGCAATTAGATATGCAGTAAGTTACCAGCTTCAAAATCCTAATAGGGGTAAATATTATATACAATGATATGGAATGTAAAAAATGTAAACAGACAATGACAATATATTCAGGTAAAGACAACAAGGACTACTACTACTGTAGGGAGTGTGATATTATAGAGTTTGAATAAATAACTTATTAAATATTTTGTGAATTAAATAAATAGTTTTATATTAGCTATATGGAATTTACAACAGAACAATTAAACTCAAAAACAAATGCCCAGTTAATTGGCATTGCAGAAGGCACACTATCTTGTTTAAAAGATTATGCCGACCTTACACCTTCTCACAAAGAATGGTTATTAGAAGCTATGACAGCTATAAAACAATTAGAAAAAAATATTCTATGAAAAAAAGGCAGTATAGATCAAATCAAGGGCGTAATCCTAAAAAGGAAGAAGCTATGTATAACACAATCAAAGTAGCATTTGTATTATTAGTTATAGCTACTATTGTAAATTTAATTTTATTATAATGAAATACTATTACGAAGATAACGGAAACAGAAGATATTACATTGCAAAGAAAATATCTAAAAAAGAAAACAAAGAAAACTTTCTTAAAATATTTGGATATGCAGCTATAGGCTGGTTTGTGTTTTATGTTGCATTGTTTTTTTTCTTACATTTGTTAGAAATGGCAGTATGAGAAACAAAATACAGAACATACAAGATTTAGAATACAGTAACAATCAAATATTAATTGGGGAACTAATTAAAAAGTGGTTAAAGGTAAAACCTAAAAATAAGGAATTATTAAAATTAAGAGATGCGTTTATTGATAATTCAATTTACGTTGCAGGTTTACAAAATGATCTTACAGCTTCTAAAATGGCTAATAGTGAATATAGAGAAAGAATGAACGAAGCCTTATATGATTTAGAATTAAGAAAAGAAGAAGATAAATATTATAGTGAGTAACCATTGGACATATATTACGCTGCCAGAAGATGAACCACAATACGAATGTATGATGTGTGATAAACCTATATATAAAAAAGATGACTACTGTTCCAATAATTGTTGGGAAGCCAGTATGTTATAAACGAGTTGTTTTGTTTGGAAAAAGGGTGTTAGAAATAGCACCTTTTTTTTTATTATAAAATCCTGCTTAAATTTCGTTATATAAGTATGAAAGCTAATATAAACGTTCCTAACGAACTTAATGAGATTACATTAAAACAATATCAAAAGTTCTTAAAAGTACAAGACACAAGCGAAGACAATAATATAATACAAACTAAAATGATTGAAATATTTTGTGGTGTAAAACCTCAAGATGCTTTAAATATAAAACTGACTGATGCAGAACGCATTACCAGAATTATATCTGATATGTTTGAGCAAAAACCTAATCTTGTACAATCTTTTTGGTTAAACAATATTGAATATGGTTTTGTACCTGATCTTGATGAAATTACTTTAGGTGAATATATTGATCTGGATACTTATATGGGTGATTGGGAAAATATACACATTGCAATGAATGTTCTATATAGACCTATAACGCAGAAAATGGGCAGTAAATATCTTATTGAAGATTACGAACCAGAAAAAAGAGATAGAATTTTAACTATGCCAATGGATGCCGTATTTAGTTCGATACTTTTTTTTTATCGTTTAGGGATAGAATTATCGAAAACTATGATGAATTATTTGGAGAGCAAGGAGGAGAAACAACTACTGGGCGTGCTGGATTTACAAAAAAATGGGGGTGGTATTCAAGCCTTTTCGGACTCGCTGGAGGAGATATTACAAGATTTGAGAATATCACCAAATTAGAAATGCACAAATGTTTAATGATGTTAGCGTTTATGAAAGACAAAAGTGAGTTAGAATCGAAACAAATTAAAAATAAATTTAAATGAGCCAACAAGGAATAAGAGGTTTTTATCAATTAACCGAAACAATAAAAGACCAGCTTTTAGCTGATGTAAATATTAACACAGTTACAACAGGAGATTTGTACGATGTTAATTTAAACAAGCAAGATATTTTTCCACTTGCGCATATTATAGTTAATAATGTAATTCAACAAGAACAAACATTAAATTTTAATATAAGCATTTTAGCAATGGATATTGTTGATCAATCTAAATCACCAACAGAAGACAGGTTCATAGGAAACAATAATGAACAAGATATTTTAAATACTCAATTAAGTGTTTTAAATAAAGTCATACAAGTTTTAAGAATGGGAACTTTATACACTGACAAATACCAATTAGAGGGTGATGTAATATGCGAACCTTTTTACGATAGATGGGAAAACCAAGTATGTGGGTGGACTGCAACAATGGACATAATGATATATAACGATATAAATATTTGTTAATGGATTTTAAAATTTTTAATGAAGCGTTAAACAAATTTGGCAAGTACGTTATTCAACAATCACGAACAAGATTAACTAAAGCTAAAAAAGGAAAAGGCGAATTATATAATTCTTTAAAATATACTATTGATCAAAAGGATAAAGATTTTATACTTAACTTTTTTATGGAGGATTATGGTATGTTTCAAGATCAAGGTGTTAAAGGTTTTGACCCATCCAAAGTTTCTCCAAACAGTAAAATTAAAGGGCAACAAGCACCTAACTCTCCATTCAAATTTGGTTCTGGAAGTAGGCGTGGAACATTCCCTGAGTTTGTTAATAGAATGACATCTTTTGCTAAACAAAAAAATTTAAGATTCAGAGATAAAAAAGGAAGATTTGCAAAAGGTAGTTATAAAAGTATGGGTTATGTTGTGGCTAAAAATATTTATAACAGAGGATTAAAACCAAGTTATTTTTTTACAATACCCTTTGACAGAGCTTTAATAAGATTACCAGAACAACTTGCAAAAGATTTTGCAGATGACATAAGAAATGAAATAAATAATTAAACAATGGCAGCAATAGCATTAAGAAGCCCACAATACAAATCAGATGTTGCAGATACAGGAACTCCTAAATCTGCAAAAATAACTATAAGTATAGATGGCACAATACAATACACATTAGTAAAATCAATCTCTTTAAATGAAACAATGCTTTGGGAAATAGCAGAATTATGCAGAGATTATATAGACATTGCTTTTAATGGAACTTATACAGCAGAAACTTTAGCAATAATTTCTACATTAACATCCCACGCATCAACTGATGGAAGTGGAACAGCATTAACAACATCAACTATAACAGACATAGGCTATGATGGGTATGGTACTTTTATGGAGGGTGCAAATCCAACAGTACCTTTTGGTTCAAGACCAACTTGGTTAATAAGTGGAGACCCTGATCATACAACAGCAGATAATGAGTATTATATTTATGTACCTAACTCTACAGCAGGTTCAGTTCCTTATATAATTGCTAATGAAACTATGGGTTATCAAAGCTATGGAGCTTCAGATGTTGAAATAACAGGAAGTCCAGCAGGAATAAAAATGAATATAAGCAGAGTTGATTGTACTAAATATGGGAATGGTCATAAAATTACATTTGTAAATAAATTTGGTGCTTTGCAAGATTTATGGTTTTTCTTAAAATCAGTAAATACAACAAATAAAAAACAAGAACAATTTCAAAGAAACATTGTAACATCTTCAGGAACGTATAATGTAAACACACATACTAAACAAGATTATAATACAGTTGCAAACACAAGTATAACTTTAAGTTCTGGATATTATCCTGAATGGTGCAATCAATGGTTTGAACAATTATTATTGTCAGAACAAGTTTGGCTTACAAGAGCAAAAGAAACTGACCCAAGTACAAACGAAGTAATACCTGTTAATGTTAGAAAAAATAATATAGTTAAAAAAACCTCATTAAACGATAAACTTATAGATTATACATTTGACTTTAATATGTCATTTGATTATATAAATAATATTAGATAATGCAAAAACTACAATTATATATAGGCAATGAAAGAATTGATTTATTTAAAGATGAACAGGTTTCGTTTAATCAATCTATACAAAACATTAAAGACCCTGCAAAGATATTTACTGAATTTACTCAAACGTTTACAGTTCCAGCTTCAAAAACTAATAATAAAATATTTAAACACTATTATAATTTTAATATCGTAAATCCTAATGATTTAACTTTAAGTGCTTTTGATGCAAGAGAAAAAGCAGATGGTAAAATAGAATTAAACAACGTAGCTTTTAAACAAGGTTACATTAGACTTGATGGCGTTGACTTAAAACTAAATAAAGCGTATGCCTATCGCATTACATTTTTTGGTGAAACAGTAAACATAAAAGACATATTAGGAGATGACAAACTTGCTGCGTTAAGTGATTTAAACCAATTTAAATTAGATTACAATTCTACGAATATAAAAGCAAAATTACAAAATTCAACTAATGCTATATTATGCCCTTTAATAACATCAGGGGCAAATGGTACTCGATCAAGATTGTATTACGATTCACAAACACACGGTACAGACAATGGTAATTTATATTGGCATACAGGAGGAGGTACTAATTCAAATGGTGTTTATTGGAAAGATTTAAAATACGCTTTAAGATTATACGAAATTATTCAAGCTATTACAGTTAATTATCCATCATTGGTATTTACAGATGATTTTTTTAGTACAAGTAATCCAGAGTTTTATAATTTATATATGTGGTTACATAGAAAAAAAGGGGATGTACAACCTGCTGAACAAGTTACTACATTTCCAACTTTGGTAGATACATTTCCTTTGTCAACTGCAAGCTCGAAAACTACTAACGTAACAGGTTCAGGTATAATAATTAATGCTGGATATTTACCAACAATACTACAACAATTAAAAATAGAAACATCTTCATCAGAACCTTACGATATAATTATAAATAGAAATGGTACTGTGTGGGCATCATTTACACAACAAACAGGAAACAATACTTACGACCCAGCAGATATGGGAAATATGGATGCTGCAATTTTTACAGTAATAATAAGAGTAAGTGCTAATATAACATTCTCTAAAATAGAATGGGATTTGGCAGGTTTTGCCGATGGTTCAGGGTGGAATGACACATACGATACAGGTTCTTTTGCTGTTGCTGCTACATTTGAATTTATAATTACAGAACAAATTCCTGATATAAAAATACTTGACTTTCTTACAGGGTTATTTAAGATGTTTAATCTAACAGCTTATTATGTTAGTAATGCACAAGATGCTGACTTTGGTAAAATTAAAGTACAGAAATTAGATGAATTTTATGCAGCAGGAACAAGTTATGATATAAGTGAATATGTAGACACCAACACAAGTCAAATTAATTTAGCATTACCATACAAAGAAATAGAATTTGCTTATGAGGGAACGGGTACTTTACTTGCTTTACAATATGAACAATTACAAGGTAAACGCTGGGGAGCTGAACAGTTTACAGGTAATGCAACAGTAGGAAATAATTTTGATGCTCCCAATCCTGTTTATCAAGTGTTATTACCTTTTGAACACTTACAATTTGAAAGATTAGTAGATGCTAACACTACATTAACAGCACCAAACAACGAAACAACAATACAATGGGGATATTTTGTAGATGATAATTTAGAAGCTTATTTTGGTAAACCATTATTATTTTATCCTATTAAACAATCAGGAACAGGAACAACATCAATCTCGTTTTTAGATGACTTGTCAGGCACGCATAGTGAATTAACATCTTATTATGTTCCAAGCAATAGTTTAAGTTTAAGTTCTTCAACAAGTACAAAAAACATAAATTTTTATTTAGAGATCAACGAATATAGTTTAAATACAGATTTTACAGGAACACTTTTTCAAGAAAATTATTTAACATACATACAAGACATATTTAATAGTAAAAGAAGATTAACAAAACTTAAAGCCTATTTACCATTAAAAATAATTTATAATTTAAATATGAATGACAAAGTAATTATTAATAATCAAAATTACATTATGAATACTTTAACAACAAATTTAAATACAGGCGAAAGTTCAATTGAATTATTAAACGAATTATGATAAAAAATATATTAGAATTATTAAAAGTAGTAGACGGAGAAACAGAAACAATTAGAATTGCACAGGGTAAGTATAAATTACCTGAATCATTTAAAGAAACATATAAACAAATTAAAAGGGAAATAAAATGGCAGAAATAGTTACAGTTCAATTAGAGGTCAAAGGCAAAGATGCTACAGATGAAATAAAAAAACTGAATAAAGAAATTGAAGAATTAAAAAAAGCAGGTGCTGAAACAACTGAAGGCACAGAAGAATTGTCTGACTCGATTGAAGATGTAGGTTCAAAAGCCAAAAAAAGTAAATTTGGTTTAAAAACTTTATCAAAAGGTTTAAAAAACATTGGTAAAGCCTATTTGGCTGCTGGTTTTGCTGGTATTGTAGCTGTGTTCGGTTTTTTATTTAACGCATTAAAAGAAAATCAAAAAGTTATAGATTTATTTAATACAGCTTTTGAAGCAGCAGCGATAGTAGGAAAACAAGTCTCTGATGTAATAGTTTCTGTTTACGAAAATGTTTCTGGTGCTACTGAAAATTTTGATGCTTTAGGCAAAGTTTTAAAGGGTGTTTTAGATATAGCATTAGCACCTATGAAATTTGCGTTTCAAGCCGTTAAAGGTGCAATAATAGAAGCACAAATTGCTTGGGAGCAATCTTGGTTTGGTGATGGAGATGAAGAAAGAATTGCGGAATTACAATCTCAATTGGATGGGGTATATCAAGAATTTGGTAATATTAAGGATGGTGTAGTTGATGCAGCAGGTTCTATTGTAAACAACTTTAGTGAGGCAATTAGTGAAGCAGGAAGCATAGCAAATCAAGTTATTGATGGTGTTAAAGAGATCAGCGTTGAAGCAGCTATTGAAACTGCTAAAACAAATATTGCATTAAAAAAAGCAGCAGAAATAAACACAGTTGTAAATCAGGGATTAATTGAAAAATACGAAGCACAAGCTGAAATACAAAGACAATTACGAGATGATGAATTTAATACAATTGAAGAACGACTTAAAGCAAATGAAAAAGTAAATGAGATTATTGCTGAACAAGAAAAATTAATGAAACAAAATGTTGATACTGTTTTAGCAGCAGCAGAAGCACAATTTAAATTAACAGGAAAGGATGAAGATTATGTAGCACTATTAGAAGCAAAAAATCAAGCTAAAGCATTAGAAACACAAATTGAACAACGTATATCAGAAAAAGAACAAATTAGAAATACATTGTTAAAAGAAAGGTTAGCATTAGAAGAATCAGACAAAGAAGCATTAGCTATTAGACAACAAGCTGAAAGAGATTTTAATGCTGAAATGATCGAAAATGAAGTTACAAGATTAAAACAACAACAAGAAAATGCAGTAATTGAAAAAGAACTTGAAGAAAAAAGATTAATAGAAAAAAGAAATTCTTATAAAAAAGGCACACAAGCATTTCAAGATGCACAAAATGAATTGGATGCTTATTCTGAAGCAAGTGCAAGAAATCAAGTAAAAATTCAAAAAGATTTAGATAAAGCTAAAGAACAACAAATGACTCAAACTTTAGGTAACCTTGCAACCATTGTAGGTGCTAACTCTAAATTTGGAAAAGCAATTGCGATTGTATCAGCTATAAGAGATACTTATGCAGGTGCTACAAAGGCATTAGCTCAAGGAGGTATATTTGGATTTATTGGTGCAGCAGCAGTTATTGCAGGTGGTATAGCAAATGTAAAACAAATAACATCAACACCAGAACCAGAACCACCAGCAGGTGCAACATCTGGAGGTGCAATGGCAGTTCCCCCTACACCATCAATGCCACCAGCATTTAATATTGTAGGTCAAGGAGAAACAAGTCAGTTAGCAGATGCAATAGGAACACAAGCACAAGAACCTGTTAGAGCATACGTTGTTAGTAATGATGTAACAACTGCGCAAGGTCTTGAAAGAAATATTGTGGAGGGTGCAAGCATATAAATACAAAATTAATAATTAATAACGTTATATAAAATATGAAGATAGTCGAATTAATACTTGACGAAGATCAAGATGCTTCAGGAATCGAAGCAATATCTATTGTTGAAAATCCTGCTATTGAAGAAGATTTTATTGCTTTAAAAAGTGATGAAATTAAACTTGCAGAAATAAACAAGGATAAAAAAATATTAATGGGTGCTTTATTAATACCTAATAAACCAATATATAGAGATAACGGGGAAGATGAATATTACATTTATTTTTCTAAAGATACTGTATTAAAGGCATCACAAATGTATTTGACAAAAGGAAATCAAAACAATTCTACATTAGAACACCAACACGAATTATCTGGTTTAAGTTTAGTGGAATCTTGGATAGTCGAAGATGATGTACACGACAAATCAAGAAAGTACGGAATGAATGTGCCTGTAGGTACTTGGATGGGTGCTGTAAAAGTCAACAATAATGAAGTGTGGAATGACTATGTAAAAACAGGCAAAGTAAAAGGTTTTTCTATAGAGGGCTATTTTGCAGATAAAATGGAAAGACCAAAAGATGCTGTAGGTTTATCTAAAACCAAACAAGCAAATAAATTATTAAAACAAATAAAAAACATCTTAACAAATGGATAAATGGAAAAAAAACTTTTTCCCAAGTCGTTCAAGTCCTAAAGGTTCAAGGAGGGCTTGTTTCTGTAAGGATAAAAATACCTATTCTATAGAATGCTGTGATGGTTCTGTATGGGCACAGGGCATTGGAGTTATATCAAGAACAATATGAAAATGCAAAATTTAAATTAAACCACGTTATATATATATTATGAAATCAATTGAAATGTTAAACCAGATCAAGACACTTTTAAACATAGAAGTTAGGCTTGAAGAAAGAAAATTAGAAAATGGTACTCGTGTAGAAGCTGAGTCATTTGAAAAAGGAAAAGAGATATTTATTCTTACAGATGATGAAAAGGTAGCTATGCCTGTAGGCGAATATTTACTTGAAGATGGCAGACTTATTGTCGTTGCTCAAGAGGGAATTATTGATGATGTTAGAGAAGTATCTAACGAAGTTCCACAAAAAGAAGAAGAACCTGCATCAGTTACAGAAGACCTAAGCGAAGAAGATGACAAGAAAAAAGATGAAAAAAAGAAAGAAGAAAAAATGGCAGATGTAGGCGACTGGGAGGGTATGGAAAAAAGAATCCAAAACCTTGAAGATGCTATTGCTGACATTAAGTCAAGATTAGGAGAAAAAGAAATGGAAGATCAAGAAGTAGAAGATTCAATTAAAAAAATTAAAGAAGAATTATCTATGCCATCTGCATCTCCTATCAGACATAATCCTGAGGGAAGTGTAAAAAAATCGCATTTCAGACTAAGTCCACAAAGAAAAAAATCAACTATGGACTATATATTAAATCAATTAAATAAATAAAAAAAAACTATTATGCCACAACCAACTATCACAACTACTTATGCTGGAGAATTTGCAGGTAAGTATATCGCTGCTGCTCTTTTGAGTGGTAACACACTTGCACAGGGTGCTGTTGAAATCAAACCAAATATTAAATATAAAGAAGTTATTAAAAAAGTAGTTTCATCTGGTTTAATTACTGACGACTCTTGTGATTTTACATCTGCTGGAGCTGTTACGCTTACAGAAAGAATTATCCAACCTGATCAATTTCAAGTAAACCTTGAATTGTGTAAGACTCCATTTGAGTCTGACTGGGGTGCAGTATCTATGGGATATTCTGCATTTGATAATTTACCACCTGACTTTGCAAGTTTCTTAATCGCACACGTTGCTGAACAAGTATCTGCTTCAACTGAAAACAATATTTGGCAAGGAAATCTTGGAGGCGCTGTAGCTGGAGAATTTAATGGATTTACTACTTTAATGACTGCTGATGCTGATGTTGTTGATGTTGCTGCTGTAGGTGGTGGAGTAAATTCTGGAAACGTAATTGCAGAACTTGGAAAAATAGTAGATGCTATTCCAAACACACTTTATGGAAAAGATGATCTATTTATCTATGTTTCTCAAAACATTGCTAAAGCGTATGTAAGAGCCTTAGGAGGTTATGCTGCTTTAACTAATGCTGCTGGAACTGATAATGTAGGTTCAATTGGTGCAAATGGTATTGACAACAGGGGAACTTTATGGTTTGGTGGAAATGAAAATCTTTCTATTGATGGTGTAAAAATCTTTGTTGCTAATGGATTACCAAACAACTATGCAGTTGCTGCACAACGTTCTAACTTATACTTTGGAACAGGGTTAATGTCTGACTACAATCTTGTAAAGTTGATTGATATGGCAGATATTGATGGAAGTAAAAACGTTAGAGTAATAATGAGATTTACTGCTGGAGTACAGTACGGAATAGGTTCTGACATAGTTCTTTATTCTTAATAAATTAAATTAACCAAAAATTAGGGTAGGTGGGTAAATGCCTACTTACCCTTTTTTATAAAAAAAATATAAACTATGGCTTGTACATTATCAACAGGGAGAAAATTACCTTGTAAAAG